GCGGGCGCCGCGCTGACGGCGTGGGGCGTGGCGGCGCTGGGCGCTGCGGTGCATGCGTGGGAGGATGCGGGCGAGGAAGAGGAAGGAAAGGCAGCGTGAACGACCGGGAGATCAGCGACGGCGACCCTTGCCCGCAGTGCGGCGCCAGCGACCTGAGCGTGTCCGCCGAGGAGCTCACCATCGGGCGCCTCGACAAGCGCAAGACGCACGCCGCATCGTGCGCCTGCGGGTGGCGGGGTGTTGTGCTGCGCGATCGGTCGACCCCGCAGCCCGCACCCGACGTCAAATAGCGCCGCCCTCGCACACCGCCCTACACGCACGCAGCCCGCGGGATTCGCTCGCCACAGAAATGAGTTGACCGGCAACGCGCGCCATGCCCCTCTGAGCCTCGCGCGCTCGCCTGAGCTCCGCCGCCATCGGGGCGGCTCCGCCCGCGGCCCAGCGACCGCCCACGCTTTCAGCGCCCCGCGAGCCCCTGCGGCGGTGCCTCGGACGATTCGCTCGCAGGGCACTTGACGACGGGACGGGCGGACACGTAGCCTCGGCTTCAGCGCCACAGGTGCGCCCTACGGGGCATCGCACGACGGCGCCTCACCCGATGGCTCTCTACACTGCCCCGCAACTCGCGGCCCGCTACGGCGTGAGCGAGCGCACTGGACGCCGGTGGATCGCCGACGCCCTCGCGGGCAAGCCGGGGTCGTACCCGGCGCAGTACGTCGAGGTCGTGAGCAACAACGGCAAGCGCGAGCTCGCGGGGGCGCTGGACGTGCCCGACGGGGCGATGGCGGCGTGATGGGCCCGCGCCCCCCGAAGCTGACGCCCGCGCAGGTCGAGACGATCGTCCGCGTGTGGGCCGAGACGGGCAACCAGAGCGAGGCCGCGCGGCAGGCCGGGTGCTCCCCGCAGAGCGCGGGGCGGTACATCGTCGCGCACGGTTTGGACAGCGCTGGAAAGCTCTACGCGGACGCATGCGCGCGGGGCGTTCGCCTCGCCGCGCAGACCGTTGCGAAGGCCCGCCGGCGGATCGACATGGCGCTCGACGCTGGGGATCTCGAGGTCAAAGACCTCACGGCTCTCGCCGCCCAGGCGCACGACGGGCTCCGCGCCCGCGCCCTGGTGCAGATGAACCACGCGAAGCTCTCGGGCGCCTTCGTCGAGAAGCACGAGCACACCGGCGCCAACGGCTCCCCACTCACCATCTTCGCCCCGCCCGAACACGAGCCGTGAACGCCCCGACGGCGGTGCCCGAACGCTCCGGTGACGGGGCGTGGGTGCCGCTCAAGATGCAGCGCGACGCCCTCGCGTGCGGCGCCTACGAGCTCTTCCTCGGCGGCGCTGCCGGCCCGGGCAAGAGCGAGTACCTCGTCGTCGCGCCGCTGCGGTGGGTGAACCACCCGACGTTCCGCGCGGTGCTCTTCCGCAATACGTTTCCCGAGCTGCAACGCACGCTGATTGAGAAGTCGCGGCGGCTCTACCCGAGCGTTGGCGGCGTCTACAACGAGGCGCGGCACGCCTGGACGTTCCCGAGCGGCGCGTCGGTCGAGTTCGCGTACCTCGAGAGCGACCGGGACGTACACCGCTACCAGGGCGCCGAGTTCCAGTTCGTCGGCTTCGACGAGCTCCCGCACTTCACGGAGTACGCGTACCGCTACATGCAGTCGCGGCTTCGGTCTGCGGCCGGCATCCCGATCCGCCTGAGGGCGACGGGCAACCCGGACGGACCGCACCTCGAGTGGGTGCGCGCCCGGTTCGCAGAGTGGATCGAGGGCCGCGCGCCGATGGGCGCCGCCCGCTGGTTCTCCCCCGACGGCACGATCGTCGACCGCACCGCGGAGCACGCGCTCTCGCGCTGCTACATCCCCGGGCGGCTGCGGGACAACCCCTACCTGCCGCCCGAGTACGTCGCGCAGTTGATGGCGCTCGACCCGGTCACCCGGGCGAAGCTCCTCGACGGCGATTGGGACGCCTGCGTCGGCGAGGGGAAGCTCTTTCACCGCGACTGGTGGGAGTACCTGCCCGCCGCCCCGCCCGTCGCCCGCAAGGTGCGCGCGTGGGATCTCGGCGCCGGCGGCGACCCGACGGAGGGCGTGCTGCTGGGCGACCGCGGCCCGGGCATCGTCCCGCGGTGGGTGGTGCTGGACGTCATCACGCACGTCGGCCCGCCCCACGAGGTGCACGCGCTGATCGCAGCGACGGCGAAGGCCGACGGCCGCGCGGTCACGGTGCGGCTCCCGCAAGACCCGGGGCAGGCCGGCAAGGACCAGGCGCTCACCTACGCCCGCGAGCTCGCCGGGTACACCGTCCGATCGAAGCCCGTCACCGGCGACAAGGTCGTCAGGGCTGGGCCCTTCTCCTCGCAGGTCGGCGCCCGCAACGCTGCCGTCGTGCGCGCCCCCTGGACGCCCGGCTTCGTCGGGCAGTTGCACGCGTTCCCCGACACGAAGCGCGACGACAAGGTGGACGCCGCGGCGGACGCCTTCGCTGAGCTCGCCTCGACGTTCACCTCCGGCCCCGTCTCCATCGTCACCGCACAGAACACCACCGCGAACGCCTGGGGATGAGCATCACGACCCGACACGAAGCCCACGCCGAGGCGATGGGCGCGGGCTCGCTCGGCCTCGCGATCGCCGCGCCGCCGTACAACGACCGCTTCCAACAGCGGTACGGCTCCGCGCTCTCGCCGCAGGCCATCACGGCCGCGCAGCGACAGGGCGACACGGGCTACCTCTACCAGTTCATCGACATCCTCGACGAGCTGCGCGAGAGCGACCCGCACCTTCACGCGGAGCTGTTCAAGCGCGAGGCGATGGTCGCTGGCGCCGAGTGGGAGCTACGCCCGCCCGAGGACAGCGGTGCCACCGGCGCGGCCATCGCGACGTGGTGCACGCGCATCCTCAAGGACATCGAGAGCACCTCCGACACGTCGCTCTCGTTCGCCGACGCGCTCATGCACCTTCAGGGCGCCGTCTACCACGGCCGCGCCGTCGCGGAAGTCGTGTGGTCGCGCGACGGCCGCGTCCCGCAGAGCCTCGACTTCGTCCACGGGCGCCGCCTCGCGTACGCCACCGACTGGCGGCTGCACCTGTGGGACGCCACCGGCGGCGGAGGCTCCAGCATCGGCGCCACGCCGACCGACGCCGAGCGCGCGTTCGCGCAGTTCCCTGGCGTGCCGTTCGACGTGTTCCCCGCGGGCAAGTTCATCGTGCACCGCCCGCGCATCCGCGGTGGCTACCCGACGCGCGAAGGCCTCGGCCGCACCGTGTGCTGGTTCTCGTGCTTCAAGAAGTTCAACATCCGCGACCTACTCGCCTATGCCGAGTGGGCGGGCCGCGGTCTGCGGGTCGGCACGTTCGCCTCGGGCAACGACCCGCAGAACCCGGCGCGGGCGACGCCTGAAGACGTCGTCATCCTCAAGAGCGCGCTCGAGGCGATGTCGTCGACCGTCTCCGTGGTGATCCCCGACACCACGAAGATGACGGTGCACAGCGCGCCGAACAACAACCACGTCCACAGCGAGCTCCAACAGCTCTGCAACGCGGAGATCAGCAAGGCCGTCCTCGGCGCCACGCTCACCAGCGAGGGCGGGCAGTCGGGTGGCAACCGCGCGCTGGGCGAGGTGCACGAGCGCGTCGGTCTGATGATCGCGCGCCGCGACGCCTCCTCCCTCGGCGCCACGCTGCGCCGCGACCTCCTACGCCCGATGGTCGAGCGCACCTTCGGCCGCGGCGCGCCCGTGCCGTCGTTCGCCTTCGCCGTCGACCCCGCGGCCGACCTCGACGCGCTCGCGAAGCGCATCCAGATCGCCTCCGCTGCCGGCGTCGAGATCGGCCAGCGCGACGCCCGCAACCTCCTCCAACTGCCCGACCCGCAGCCCGGTGACCCGCTCCTCACGCGCGCCGCCGCGCCCCCCGCACCATGAACACCACCGACACCCGCGCCCCCGGCGTCGCGCTCCTCTTCGCCGAGGGCGCAGAGCCTGCCGTCGGGCACACGACGTGGAACCAGATCACGAAGGCGGGCCGCTACGCCGGCCACCGCCAGGGCGAGTTCTCGTTCGACGACGAGACGCACGCGCAGCTCCTCGCGAACTTCGCCGCCAACGGCGACGGCCGCGTACCGGTCGACTACGAGCACACGAGCGAGGTGCTCCCCGAGAACACCGCGCAGGAAGGCGTGCCCGCGGTCGCCTGGATCGTGGCGCTCGAGGAGCGCGGCGGCGACGTGTGGGGGTGCTTCGAGTGGGTGTCCGCCCGCGCCGTCGAGCAGGTCCGCGCGCGCCAGTACCTCTTCGTCTCGCCGGCGGTGAACTTCAACGCCCGCGACAAGGTGACGGGCAAGCCCTGCGGCGCGCGGCTCACCAGCGTCGCGCTCACCAACCACCCGTTCCTCGACGGCATGGAGCCGCTCACCGCGAGCGACCGGCCCGTCACCGCATCGCTCTCCCCCGAGGCGGTGCACGTCCCCGCGGCGATCGCCGTTGTCCCAACCCCCAAGCCCAAGAGGCCCCCGATGGATGAAGCACAGATGAAGGCGGCGGCCGACCTGGCCGCGAAGCACTCGGCGCTCGTTGCGCGCGTGTGCAAGATGGCCGACCTCGACCCCGAGGCCGGCGAGGACGCCGCGCTCGCGGCCATCGAAGCGAAGATCGCGGAGATGAAGAAGGCGCAGGCCGCGGAGGCCGCGTCGATGTCCGACCGCGTGGTCAAGTCGGGACTCGCGCCCGAGAGCGCCCGCGCGAAGCTGACGGCGCTCTGCCTGAGCGACCGCGCGACCTTCGACGCGCTCTACCCCGCGACCGACGCCACCCCCGACGCGAAGCTGATGGCCTCGCGCGTCGCCCCGCAGGGCGGCAAGGCGCCCGAGAACGCCGTGGCCGAGATCGTCGCCCCGACCCGCCACAGCGACAGCGCGCACGACGCCGCCATCAAGCTGATGGCGGCCGACAAGTCGCTCACCTACTCGTCGGCCCTCGTCCAGTCCTCGCGCGCGCTGCGTGACGACGCGATGGCCACCATCGTCTCGCGCATGAACGGAGTCGTCTGATGACCGCCCGCCGCGTACCGCTCGCCGTCGTCACGTTCAACAACGAGACGACCACCGTTCCCGAAGGCTCCGTGATGCGCGTCGGCGCCGCGGACAACAACGCCCGCCTCGGCGCCGCGACCCCCGGCATCGGGTCGGGCCTGATCGGCCTCGCGTTCAACGCCGCCACCGCGGCCGGGCCGCTCGACATCGTGACCGACGGGATCTTCCCGGGCGTCGCGGGCGGCACCATCACGCGCGGCGACCCGCTCACCAGCGACGCGGCCGGGGCCGTCGTCACCGCCGCGCCGGGCGCCGGCACCAACTACGCGTGCATCGGCCACGCGCTCGCCAGCGCCGTCGCGGGCGACCGCGTCCCGGTGCAGATCTCGCGCTTCATCCTCCAGGGCTGATCGCCCTCCTCACAGCCCAGGAACACAGCCATGAACATGAACGAACTCCAGGCCGCGATCTTCGCGGCGCGCGGGATGGACGGCGGCTCCGCCTCCCACCTGATGAGCCTCTCGCCGAGCGCGGTGCACATCGACCGCGCGCTCACCAACTGCGCGATCTCGTACAAGAACCGCGAGTACATCGCCGACCAGTGCATGCCGGTCGTGAAGGTCGCCAACCGCTCGGACAAGATCTTCGAGTTCCCCGTCGAGACGATGCAGCAGCTCGCCGACGTGTCGATCGCGGGCAACCGCGGGATGCCGGGCGAGGTGAAGTACACGCTCAACAGCGACAAGAACTACAGCGTGAGCGACTACGCGCTGATGGACTTCGTCAGCAACGACGAGATCGCCAACGCCGACGCGCCGCTCCAGCCGAAGATCGAGGCCGTCGAGATCGTGACGAACTTCCTCCAGCTCGCGCGCGAGTCGCGCGTGGCCGGCAAGGTGTTCGGCTCGGCCAACTACGGCGCGAACACCGCCGCCCTCGCGGGCGCCGACCGCTGGGACACCGCCACCTCGGACCCGGTGCAGAAGATCGAGGACGCGATCGAGTCGTGCTTCGTGCGCCCCACCCACCTCGTGCTCGGCGCGCAGGTCTGGACGAAGCTCCGCAACCACCCGAAGTTCCTCCAGTTCATCCTCTCGCGCGCGTCGACCTCGTCGGGCGCCACCCCGCTCCGCGTGTCCGAGCAGCTCATCGCCGACGCGTTCGGCCTCGAGGCCTGCATCGTCGGCCGCGCCAAGAGCGTGACCAGCGTCGAAGGGCAGACCGTGACCACGGGCTACCTGTGGGGCAAGTCGGCCGCGCTGATCCGCGTCGAGCAGGCGCCCTCGCCGCGCAAGACGCAGTGCTTCGGCTACACCTTCCGCTTCGGCTCCTTCGAGACGCGCGAGATCGTCGACAACGTGCGCGGCGTCCGCGGCGGCGTCTTCGAGAAGGTCAGCCACAGCGACGCCGAGACCATCATCGGTGGCGTCAACGCCGGGTTCCTCTACACCACGGTCGTCTCCTGATGAGCCGCCACGGCCGTCCGCAGGTGCAGCCCGCGAGGGCCTCCGCGCCCTCCGGGCCCCCCGCGCCGGCCGTGGCGCCCCCTTCCGCGCCCGGCGTTCCCCCCACCGACGCCTCCGCCGTCGACGCCGGTCCCGCCCCCCTCCCGCCCCCCGCAGCGCCCGCGGCTGCCCCTCGCTTCATCGCTCGCGTCCGCATCCACGCTGGCGCCACCTATGAGCCCGGCGACGAGATCCCCGCGCACGTTGCCGCCGACGGCTTCGTCGAGGGCGTCGAGTACCGGCGCGAGACCTGACCCGTGGCCGAGCTCGTCGCCATCATCACGTCGGCGGACATTACCGCCCGCCTCGACGCGCGCGCCTACCTGCGGCTGTACGCCAAGAGCGGCGGCAGCACGGTCGATGCGGCCTACGTGACGACCATCGTGGCCGAGGCCAACAGCACGTTCCGCACGCTCACCCGCGCCGCGTTCCCCGAAGGCGTGTACTCCACCACCGACACGCCCGACCCGGCCGTCGTCGGGTGGATCGTCGACCTCGCCAACGGCCTCGCCTACAAGCGCGGCGCGAGCTTCGACGCCGAGGGCGGCTATGCCGTCGCGGCCCGCGAGGCCCGCGCGAACATCAAGCTCATGAACCGCGATCAGGACGCCCGCGCCCCCGGCTCGTCCGCCGAGAGGCCGCTCCCGGTCGCTGCGCTCGCCAACGACGTCGACGCGTCCGGCGTCACGACGCACCCCTACCAGGGCATCCGCGATGGCAGCATCGGGAGCGGGTACTGATGCGCCTCGTGGGCGTCGACGTGTGGGTCGCTGACCTCACGGCCGCCCTCACCACGGAGCTCGCCGCGGGCGTCGAGCGCGCGGGCGAGATGGTCGCCGCCGAGGCCCGCGCGAACCATGACTACGAGAACCGCAGCGGCACGCTCCAAGAGCGCACGATGGTCGGCGGTGTCCCGCTGACCACGGCGAACCACGTCTCCATCAAGGTCGTCGCTGACACTCGATACGCTTCGTACATCGAAGACGGCACGAAGAACAAAGACGAGAGCGAGCGCATCCGCCCTCGCCGCTTCCTCGCGAAGGCAGCCGAGCGTCGCGAGTCCGGCATGGCCGCGGAGTTGTCCGTCGCGCTCCACCGCGCCGGCGAGCGCGTCTCCCGATGACCGCCACCCTCTCCGACATCGACACGGCGCTCTACGCCGCCCTCGCGCTCGGCCAGCACGCCGGCACGCCCACGAGCGACGCTCCCTTCGCCCTCGTCGCGCGCTTCGCGGGCGAGGTCGACGAGGCGGGCATCCAAGAGGCCTGCGCGCAGTTCCCGGCCGCCTTCCTGCGCTACGACGGCGGCATCTCCCTGCGTAGCGTCGATGCCATCGAGGGGATCGAAGACGCGGGCGTCGAATCGTGGACGGTGCTGGTCGCCGTCGAGGAGCCGCGCGTGGTCGACGAGGCGGTGCAGGGCACCTCGCCGCTGACGCCCGGCTTCCTCCCGCTGATCGACCGCGTCCTCGCGCTCTGCAACGGCCTGGTGTTCGACAGCGCCTTCCGCGACCGCCGCGTGCGCGTCGCTGACTACGGCCGCCCGGTGCTGGTGAAGCGCGGCGTCCTCTACGTCTACGGCGTGCGCTTCGAGTGCCGGCGTGCGCTCCCGAGCGTCGCCCTCACCGTGGCGCAGGCGGGCACCGCGCAGGATCTCACCGCCATCGCGGGCGACATCGAGCTCACCGGGACGGCCGACCCCGCGCCGTCGCCCTTCGTCCAGCTGATCGAAGAGTACTGACCCCCCACCCCCAGGACACCCCCATGAGCACCCTCCACATCCGAGCGGTGGGCGACCTTCGTTGCCCCTTCGTCGGGGCCGACGGCGTCCCCGTCCCCGGCCGCTACGCCGGGCGCGCGCGCAAGACCTTCGAGCCGCTGCCCGACGGCGAGCACGTCCCCGACTGCGCCGACCACCGCCGCGCGATCGTCCGCGGCGACATCGAGATCGTCCCGCCGAAGCCCATCGCGCCCGCCAAGCCCGCCACCCCGAAGGGAAGTGACCAGTGACCACCGGACTCTCCGCCTCGCGCAAGACGCCGGGCATCTACCTCGCCGTCATCCTCGGCGGCGCCGGCACCTCGTCGGGCCTCGCGCCGAAGACGATGCTGCTCATGGGCAACCTGATCGGCACCGCCATCACCGGCTCCGCCCCGACGCTCTCCGTCGCCGCGGGCACGATGGCCGCCGCCACACCGACGTTCTGCGCCAGCGCCGACGACGCGGGCATCCTCGCGGGCCGCGGCTCCGAGCTGCACACGATGGCCATCGCGGCCTTCGCGCAGTACCCGGACGCAACGCTCTACCTCGACGGCGTGGCCGACGGGGGCGGGACCGCCGCGTCGCTCGTCTGCACCTTCGCCACGACCGCCACCGCGGCCTACACCGTCCGCATCTTCGCGTGCGGGCAGTCGATCGACGTCCCGGTGGCGCTGGGCGACACGGCCACTGTGATCGCCACGGCCGTCGCCGACGCGATCAACGACGTCGACACGCTGCCCTTCACGGCGCAGTTCTCGACCGGCGCCGTCACGATGACGGCGAAGCACACCGGGCCTCGCGGCAACACGCTGACCTGCGCCTTCGCGTTCATCACCGCGGCCGGGACGCAGATCAACGTCACCACGTCGAGCACCTCGTCGGGCGCCGGGACCACCGGCACCCTCTCGGGCGGCACCCAGGAGTCGGGCGAGTACTTCTTCTCGGGCGGCGCCACGGAGGACTCCTTCGTCAACGCCATCGCCGCCGTGGCGACCACGAAGTACGACCGCATCGTCGCGTCGTGCATCGACGCCACGAACCTCGGGCGCCTCTCCACGCACCTCGACAGCCTCGCGGGCGTCACGTCGCAGAAGCGTCAGCAGGGCGTCGTCGGCAGCATCGCGAGCCTCTCGGCCGCGACCACCCTGGCGACCGGGCAGAACAAGTCGCGGCTCCAGATGGTCTGGCACTATAACAGCCGCCTCCCGCCGTGGATCGTCGCCGCACAGGTCGCCGCCGCGCGCCTCATCGGCGACAGCGTCGCGGGCGGCCTGCTCGTCGGCGAGGCGACCGACCCGGCCGCGAACCTCGACGGCCTCGAGCTCGCGTCCATCATCGTCCAGAACACGGTGGCCGACCGGCCCACGTCGACGGAGATCGAGTCGGCGCTCAACAACGGCCTGACGCCGCTCGCGCCGAGCGCCAACCGCCCCGGGTTCGCGCTCGTCGCGCGCAGCATCACCACGCGCTCGCTCTCCGCGGGCGTCCCGAACTACGCGGTGCTCGACACCAGCAACGTGACCATCTGCGACCACGTCGCCGACGGCCTCAACAGCACGCTCGCGTCGACCTACGCCGGCTTCAAGCTCGCGCCCAACAGCGCCGACGGGCTGCCGCCGCGCACCGAGCGCGTGACCACGCCCGACCTCATCCGCGCCGTCATCGCGCGCGAGCTCGCGCTCTACGAGGAGGCGGGCGTCATCATCGACGTGGCCGCCAACCTCTCGACGCTCTCGTGCGTCGCGTCGACCACCCCCGGGCGCGTCGACTGCGTCATCCCGTGCGAGCCCATCCCGGGCCTCCACATCCTCGGCGGCGACGTCCGTCAGCTCTCCTGACCTGAGCAGCAAGGGACACGACCATGGCCGTCTACTCCGCCCCGGGCTTTATTGATTACTCCGGCGTCCCGGCGCTCCAGCCGAACAGCGTCGACTTCAACATCGAGACCGACAACAAGGACGTGAACACGCTCCTGCTCGGCCGCGCGGGCCACTCCGCCGGGTCGAAGAGCGTCAAGGCGTCCGTCAACAGCGCGATCCCCGCCGCGGGCCTCGAGATCGACTGGGTCGGCATCGCCGACGCGCAGCAGGAGGTCAACCTCGGCTTCCACCTCGCGGGCAAGGTCTACAACTGCAAGGGCGACGTGCGCTCCGTGAAGCTCGGCACCTCGACCGACAAGGCCAACGAGGTCAGCTTCGAGTTCTCGGGCCGCATCGTGAACATCGTCTGATGTCGCTCGACCCCAACGACCCGTTCGTGCGGGACTCGCGGGGCGCGCTCGCGAAGGCGCTCGGGGACCGCGGCGTCGCGGTGCACATCGTCGACCTCTACGACGGCACGGGCGCGCGCCTCGACGGCATCCCGCTCGCGCTCAAGGCGGTGTCCGAGGGCGTGCGCGTGAAGGCCGTTGCCGACGCGCTGCGGTTCCTCACGGGCCCGAAGTGCGGGATGTCGGAGGAGTACCTGTACGGCACCGACAACGGCCGCGCAGAGCTCGACCTCGAGACGAAGGTGCAGCTCCTCGCCGCGGCGCTCTGCGAGCCGGCGCCGCCGCACTCGCCCGTCTGCAAGGACGCCGACGGGCTGCGCGAACTCCTCGACGCGACCGAGCTCTCGCAGCTCTTTGAGGCCTACGCCGACTGGCTCGCTGAGCGAAACCCGCTGTCCAGGGCGAAGAGCCTGGAGGAAGTCGAGGCGGTGCTGGCCGCGCTGGGAAAAGGGATGCTCCCGGCTTCACGGCTCACGTCCTTCGATTCCTCTACGCTGAGAAGTGCCCTGCACTCCTTGGCTGTGCAGCGCGAGAGGCTGACGAGCTCCAACTCCTCGCCCTCCTCGCCCTCGACCGAGAGTCCCGCTCCGACGCCTTCCGCCGCCTGATCGAAGGCTGACCCATGCCCCGCGCCACCCTCATCGTCGACGCGGACACATCCGCCCTCAACCGCTCGCTCGGGGAGATCCCCCGCATCGCGCAGCGGGCGCAGGCCGCGACGACATCGGCGGCGCGGGCCGGCGGGCGCGAGCGGCTGACGGCCGATCAGCAGTTCACCCGCGAGCACGAGGCCATCTCCCTGCGCCTCGCGCGAGCGAAGGAGAGGCGGGCGAAGGAGGAAACCGCGAAGCTCAAGGAGGAGGAGCGCAAGCGCGTCCAGGCCGACGCCGAGTTCGCGCGGATGCACGACTCCATCCACACGCAGCTCCTCCGAGCGCGTGAGCAGCGCGAGCGGGCCGCCACCCGCGCCGAGGCGGCCGAGGGGCGCAAGCGCCTCGCCGCGGAGCGCGCCTTCAACCGCGAGCACGACAGCGCGCACGCGCGCATGGTGCGCGCCCGCGTCGCCCGCGAGCGCCAAGCACAGCGCGAGGTCGACCAGATCACTCGCGAGCGTCGCCAGGCCGGCGGCCGCGCGGGGGAGCAGGGCGCGGCCGTACTCGGGCAGACCGTTGCGGGCATCCACGCGGCGACGCAGGCCCCGCGGCAGACGATGGCCGAGCGCGAGTCCGCGCTCAACACGTCGCTCGTCCAGCGCGGCACGTCGCAGTCGGAGAACGCGGCCGACAACGCCCGCATCATGGCGCGGCTTCGCGAGGTGCGAACGGGCGTCGCCCCGGAGGTCGCGCTCCAGGCGATCGCAGGCGCGCAGTCCTTCGCCAATGCCCTCGGTGGTGACACGCGGGCGCAGCGAGCGGCGGGCATTGAGGCGACGCTGCGCGACGTAGAGCTCGCGGGCGCCATCGACCCGACCAACGTGTCGGGCATCGTGAACATGGGCGCGATCCTGCGCCGTCGCGTGCGCGACCCGGCGATGCAGCAACGCATCCTCCGCGGCGCCGTCGGAACGGCCTTCGAGGGCAGCGTCGAGACCGACCAGATGATCACGTCGGGGCTCCCCGGGCTCCTGACGGCGATCTCCGCAGGCACCGCCAACGCGGCGTCGCCCGAGGAGCGCGACCGACTCACCGCCGAGATCAGCCAGGACTTCTTCGCGCAACTCCAGGCGCAGGCCGCGGGCGGGCGCAGCGTGGGCGTCAGCGCGAACCGCACCAACACCGTCCGCGCCGCGCTCGCCAACACCGTGCGCGAGGGCCGGCTGGGGCTCGCGCTTGCCGAACAGGCGCGCACCGGCGGCCCCGAGGCGCAGGCCGCGTTCGCCGCGGCGTTCACGAAGGACGCACAGACGGGCGAGTACACGATGAACGAGAGCGTGCGGAACACGCCATCGAACGCCGCCCGCTTCTTCGGGGCGATGTTCAACAACGACGCCTCCGCGCTGCGCAACGGCCTCGGCGCCAACGGCCTCGGCGGGCCGCGGCAGTTGATGCGCGACGAAGACGTGGCCGCCATCGGTTCCTACTTCGGTATGACGACCGGCTCCGACGGGTCGCAGGTCCGAGAGTACGACCACGTCGAGCAGTTGAAGCGCGCGAGCCTCACCCCCGAGCAGGAGGCGACGATGCGCGCCACCCGCGGGGGCGAAGATCGCACGCGCCTGATGCGTGAGCAGGAGGCCGCGATGGCTGCGTCGCGCCAGCCCGGCCTCGCCACGCGCGCCTCCGACGCCGTCGCCTCCTTCGCCACCGCGCACCCGGTGATGACCGCCCTCGGCGCGACCGTCGGCGGCACCATCACCAGCGCGCTCGCGAAGGCCGGCGGCGCAAAGCTCGTCGGCGCGCTCGGCATGGGCCCCGCCGGCATCGCGGTCGGGTCCGCACTGGGCGGCCTCGCGCTGTCGGCCTACGGCAGCGCGGCCGAGAGCAGCGCGGTCGGCCCCGACGGCCAGCCGCGCACGGCGGGGCAGCGCGCGGCCAACGCCGGCGCGGGCACCCTCGGGACGGCGCTCTTCCCCGGCGCGGCCCTGCTCCAGATCCAGGCCTTGCGTGACGCGGCCCGCGACCTCGCGACCGCCGCCGCGAGCCTCCGCAACGCGCCGCCGCCGACCATCACGCCGCACGACGCGGCGCATGTGGTGTCGGGCATCCGCCCCGCCGGTGGACGGATCGAGCGATGACACAGCCCCTCGACACCCTCGCTGAAGCCACCTACGGCGAGATCACCTTCCCCGTCTCGGCGCTCTCCGTCGAGGGCGGCCACGACTTCGCGGAGCACACGGCCTACCTGCGCCGCGGCGCCGACATGGAGCCCTGCGGCCAGAAGCCCTACAGCGGGTCGTTCACGATCCCGTGCGTCGACACCCCGCAGCTCGTCGAGCGGTACGGCGCGCTCTTCCTGGGCCTGCGCTCGGGCATCGTCTCGCTCTTCGAGGACGTGCCGATCGGCACCCTCACGCTCCCCGGCTACCGCACCTTCACGGCCGCGGTGAAGACCTGGGCGAGTGACCTGTCACCCGACGTCCGCAACGGCGCCGACCTCAAGGTCACCTTCGAGGAGCACAACGGCACCGCGTCGCTGCTCTCGGGCGATGCGATCGGGTCGCCGACGAACACCCCCGCGACCGTCGTCACGAAGGCAGCGGCGGCCGACGCGGCGATGACGGCCGTCAGCGCGTCGGGCTGGGCCGCGACGTCGGCCACCGTGTCGGAGCAGCTCGCGCGGCTCGAGGGGAGCGCGCTGCCGTTTCAGGCCGTGAGCGAGTGCTTCCGCCTGATGCTCGCGCCCGTCGACAGCGACCTCGCGTTGCCGCTCTTCGCCCCCGCCTCAGCGCACGCCGCGACCGTCGCGCTCCTCTCCCTGCGCGCGTCGCTCTACGACCTGCGCAGTCGCTACCAGCCGACGCTCTCGCGCGTGCGGCGCTTCGTCGTCCCCGCGCCGATGGCGCTGTGGGAGGTCGCGCTCTCCGTCTACGGCGACGCCTCCCGCACGGCGCTCCTGCTCGCGGCGAACGCGGTGCCGATCCCGCTGCTCGTGAAGGCCGGCACCGTGCTGACGATCCTCCCGGCGGACTGACATGGCGACCGCGCACAGCGTCGAGGTCGTGCTCTCGTCAGGCACTTCCGTCGACGTCTTCGACCGCTACACGATCACCCTCGACATGATGCGCGCGGGCAACGCGTGGACCGTGTCGATGTGGCACTCCGTCGACCGCCGCGCGTCGTGGCAGGTGCTGCGTCGTGAGGTGAAGGTCGGCGAGAACTGCACCATCAGCGTCGACGGCGCGGCGCAGATCACCGGGCGCATCGAGACGGCCGACACGCACACGACCCGCGAGGGCTCGACGCTCGTCATCAGCGGGCGCGACCTCGGCGGCCCCGCGATGTCGTGGGACGCCGACCCCACCGTCAGGCTCAAGGGACTCTCGCTCTCCGACGCGCTCGCGGCGCTCTTCGCGCCGATGGGGATCCCGCTGCTCATCACCGACGCCGCCGCCGCGCGCGCCGTGCAGACCGGCACCAACCGCGCGAGCCTCGGCACGCAGCACCGCGCGCGCCCTCGCGCCACCGCGTCGCCCTCCCGGTCGCACTCCCCGACCCGCGGCGTCGGCAGCGGCCACGCCAGGCACCGCGCGCAGCCGATCGACCAGAGCCACCCGCGAGCGGGAGAGAAGATCTGGTCGTTGGCCGACGAGATGTGCAAGCGCGTCGGCTACCTCCTGTGGGTGGCGCCCTCGGCGGACGGCGGCCTCTGCGCCGTGGTCGACGTGCCGGCGTTCACCACGCCCGACGTGTACCAACTCGCGCTCCGCACCGACCCTGCGGCGCTGTCGAACATCCTCAAGGGCGCCGAGAAGTTCTCCGTGAAGGACGTCCCCACGGAGGTCAACGTCTACACCGGCACCACCCGCGGCGACCTCATCAGCAACCGCAGCCGCTCGCAGACGTTCAACGTCGGGCTCGGCCGCGAGGACGTGTCGCGCGGGCTCATCGCCAGCCCGATGCCCGCCCAGGTGCGGCACATCAAGAGCGCACGCAGCCGCACCCCTGCCGCGTCGGCGCAGGAAGGAGAGCGCGTCATCGCGGAGGCCATGGCCGGCTTCCGTCGCTACGAGTGCACGGTGCAGGGCCACGGGCAGACCATCGGCGGCGCGCCGCGCCTCTACGCCGTCAACACCATGGCGCGCGTGCGCGACGACATCGCGACCTCACCCGCAGGCGACCCGCTCGACGAGTCCATGTTGATCACGGGCGTCACCTTCGAGGGCGGGCGCTCGACCGGCTGCACCACGTCGCTCGTGCTCGTGCCGAAGGACTCCATCCAAGTGATTCCGCAGGAGTGACGATGGACGAGATCGAAACGTGGAAGCCGATCGCGCTGACGCCGTCGACCGCGCGCCGCACGATGACCGCGCAGTGCGTGGGCGTCGGAGCGGAGGGCGACGACGCGAACGCAGAGCGCCTCGACGTCTGCGAGGTGATGCAGCCGAGCGGCTTCGTGGCAGCCCCCGCACTCACGGCCACCACGGAGGCCGTCGCGGTGCGCCGCGGTGACGAGCTCGTCGTGCTCTTCTTGATCGACAAGGGCGCCGCCGCGCAGGCCGTCGAGCCGGGCGAGTCGCGGCTCTACGGCGTGGGCGCGAGCAACAGCGCCGCCGCCGTCCGCATCCGCGCGTCGGGCGCCGTCGAGATCGCCAGCGCCGGCGCCACCGTCGTGAAGTTGCAAGACGGCTCACAGCCCTTCGTGCGCGGCACCACCTACGCCGACGCGTTCGGCACCTTCCTCGACGCGCTCAAGGTCGTGATGACCGCGATCGGGACGTGCGCCACCGCGCTCGGGCCCGGCGTGCCGATCGTGGGCCCCGCCGCGGCCACCACGCTGAACGCCGCGATCGTGGTGTTCAACGCCGCCTGCGACGCGATGAAGACCGCCCGCACGGCCTACCTCTCGACGAAGGTGAGCGGCCAGTGACCTACGCGATCGCCCGGGCCCTCTCCCCCAACGCCGGCCCGACGCTCGACGCCCGCGGGGCGTGGACGCGCGCCACGTCGCCCGCGTTGGAGCGCGTGCTGATCGCCCTGCGCACGCAGCTCGGCGCGTGCCCCGTGATGCCCGAACTCGGCGTCGACTGGCGCCGCGTCGACAAGCTCCGCACCTCCGCCGCGGCCGACGCCGAGAGCGCCATCCGCGCGGGCCTCGCGCCGCTCGTGACCGACGGCACCATCCGCGACCTCAAGGTCGAAGCGAAGGTCTCCGCCGCGCGCGGGCTGCTCACCTACACGGTCGACTTCGTCGACGTGCTCCTCGCGACGCGCATCACCACCGGCCCGCAGACCCGCGGCGCCTGACAGGACACCGCCCATGTACGTCGGAAACAACCGCGCCGCCATCCGCGACGCCCTGCTCGCGTCGTGGTCGGCGGAGTACGCCGCCGCGGGCGCGCCGCTCCCGCTGCTGATCGCCCCGGGCTCGGACGCGTACCTGTGGGCCTCGGCGTTCGCGGTGCAGATCGAGGGCCTCGAAGCGCAGGCCGAGGCCGTCGCGCGCGACATCCTGCCCGACCAGGCGAGCGAGGAGGCGCTGGCGCGGCACGCGTACTGCGATGATGTTCCGCGCGGCGCAGGCACTCGGGCGCGCCACAGCGTCACCGTGACCGGCCCGTCGCTGGCCGCAGCGCTGCCGATCCCCGCCACCGCGCGGCTGGCCTACAGCGACGGCACGCTCTACACGATCGACGACAGCACGGTCACGCTCTCGGGCGGCAAGCCGACGGGCACCATCAGTGTGACCGCCGTCGACTTCGGCGCAGCGGGCACGCGGGCGACGGGCGATGTCCTTACCTGGGTGAGCACGCCGACGGGGCTCAACCCCACCGGCATCGTCGCGGCGACGCCGGTGCGAGTCGTCGGCACCGACGTCGAGAGCATCAGCTCGTGGGCGCAGCGCATCGTCGAGAGCCGCCGCGAGCGACCCGGCAGCGGCAACCGCTCGCAGTGGCGCGAGTGGGTGCGGGCGTACACCGCCACCGACATCGCCACGGCCTACGTCTACCCGCTGCTCGAACCGCCCGCGTCGTACCCGGGCGCCGGCACGCCCGACACCCTCGGCTGCGTCACCGTCGTAGCCGTCGGGCCGGTGCAGGGAGATTCGCTCGTCAACACCCGCATCGTCCCCAGCGACGACGGCTCGACCCGCACCGCCGGCGAGCTGCTCTCGCGCATCGTCGACTACGTCGAGGGCGACCGGAACGCGGCCGGCGTCGTCACGGGCACTGGCACACAGCTCCGCCCGGTCACGCTGCCGGTGAGCAACTACAGCATCGAAGCGATCAACGCCGCGTCGCAGAACGTCGTGCTCTCCGTCACGCCCAACGACGCCAGCGACTTCCCCTTCGTCGGCGCGCTGACCATCGCGGCCAGCAGCCCCACCGTGCTCGTCGTTGCCGGCAATCACGAGGACAAGGAAGGGATGCGCGTTCTCGTGCACCCGTCGACGCCCACCGAGCGCGGCGGCTACCGTGCCGTCACGCTCGGCCCGGGAGTGTTCGCGGCGGGAGAGACCACGTTCGACCAGACCGCATCGCCCGTCGGCACGCCCAGCGGCAGCGCGTACCCGTGTCCGCCCAACTGGGAGACCATCCGACTCGCGGTGTTCGCGTACTTCGACGCCCTCGGCCCCGGCGACACCACCCCCGCGTCGCGCTGGCCCGCCGAGGACACCGAAGCGCGCGCGACGCTCTACCGCACCGCGCTCGCCGCGCAGGTCATCGGCCTCACGGGCTCGACGGGCGTGCTCTCGTGCACGGTCACTACGCCCGCGGCCGACGTCACCCCGGCCGCCAAGACGGTGGTGACGCTCGGAACGCTGCGGGTCGTCCCGGCGTAGTCAGTTGCTGCACACGCTGGCGCGGCAGACCTGCGCCCCGAGGCAGGCGTTGCCGCACGCGCCGCAGTGGGCGCGGTTGTTCCTGACGTCAGTCTCGCAGCCGTTGCTGGTGACGCCGTCGCAGTTCCGGAACCTGTCGCCGCAGACGAGCACGCACGCGCCGGCCACGCACGACAGCGTCGCGGCGCAGGGTGCCCCGCAACCGCCGCAGTGCGCCGCCGACGTCGTGGTGTCCGTCTCGCAGCCGTTGGCGGCGTTGCCGTCGCAGTTGCCCCACCCCGCTTCGCAGCTCTCGACCCCGCAGCGCCCGCCGCCGCAGAAGGCGACGCCGTGCGCGGGCGCAGCGCACGCGACGCCACAGCAGTTGCCCGCCGTCGTCGAGGCGCACCCCGCCGGGAGGGCGTCCGCCGGCCCGACGTCAACGCCCGCGTCCACCGCGCCGCCGTCGCTCTCTGCGTCGGGCGTCCCCGCGTCCACCGCCACCACGTCGACCGCGTCCACCCCGCCCCCCGCATCCACAGCCCCCGCATCGACCGCCACGCACGCACCGCCCTCGCACACCGTCCCCGCCCCGCAGGCGCCCCCGCAGGGCCCCGCGTCGGCGGGCGGTGAGGCATCGGGCAGGAGCACCGGGTCAGCGGCACAGGCGAGGGCGAGGGCGGCGAGCAGGAGGGCGTAGCGCATCGGCCAACCGTACCCCCGCGAGGGGAGGGCGGGTCAACCGCCGCCCCCTTGCCCCACAACGGGCGGACAGCATACCCTCCGCACAGCGCCACACCTCCGTCCTGCGGACGGCGCCCCCCCACCTATGGCGAACATCCTCCAGCCGCTGCCGAGCGAGGCCGGCGACCGCGGCACGTACGCGCGCCAGCTCCTGCGCCTGCTCGGCCCGGCGTACCCCGCCCCCGACGGCTCGACGAACGCGGCCGACGCGCTCGCGCTCGCCGACGTCATCCTGGGCGAGGTCGAGACCACCGCACACTCGCTCGACGACGCCTTCCCCGACACGGTGCGGTCGATCATCACGGAGTGGGAGCAGATGCTGGGCCTCCCGGTGTCCGCCGGCGTGCTGTCCAACAGCGCCCGCCGCACCGCGCTCCTCGCCCGCTGGCGCACGCGCTTCGCGGGCACCCCCAACGCGATCCTGACGGCGCTCACCCCGCTGTCAACGAAGGCGCCCGCGATGCGGGAGACGCTCGCGCGCGACTCGCACGCCAACCCGCGGCGGGTCTACGCGTTCACCGTGCGAACGAGCGTCGACCCGACCACGCCGGCCATCGCGCCGCTGGTCGCGACGGTGGCTGTGATGAAGCCGGCGCACACCGCCGTCGCGTTCACCGACCGCTCGTTGACCGCGGGGTTCTTCTGCAACGACCCCGACTCGCTCACCAACAACACCCTGCTCTGAGGCTCCGATGGAACGCGTCCAAACCTACGTCTCCGGCCAGCAGATCCTCGCGGCCGAGCTCAACGCGATCCAAGACGCGGCCGTCGACTTCGACGCGGGCGACGTGGGTACGTCGCCCCTCAACCGCCTGGTGGGAACGGCGCGCGCGCCGAAGTCGCTCGTGTGGTCCGACATCGCGGGGCTGCCGACGGGCGAGCTCGCGGTGGTCGACACGCGCAACTGGCTCGACGCCGTGGTGCTCGCGGCCTACTTCAACCCCGCCAACGGCGACCGCATCCCCGGCGCGACGAACGACTACCTCTTCGACGGGGTTCCGACGTGGCGCATCGGCTACACGGGCAAGGGCGGCCTCGGCGCGGCCTCGGCGGCCATCGTCAATGGCGTCGTGCCCGTCCCCGCCTCGGGCACGTCGTGGGCGATGCAGGTGACGACGGACCTGTGGCTGTACGCGCAGCCGTCGACCGGCTCGCTCCGCCTCTACAACAACACCGGGTCGCAGATCCTCACGCCCTTTCTGATCGTCCGCGCGACCGGCGCGACCGGCCAGCGCCCGTAACCCTCCCGCCTCCGCTCGCACCACCCCCCACATCGCGACGCCTGACGGCTCGCAAGGACGCACCACCATGCCCGCTTCATTCCTCGACGCCGCCGGCCTCTTCGAGAACAACACATTCACCGCCGCGCAGACCCTCGCCCCGACCGCGCAGACCTCCGGCGTGCGCGTGCCGCTCACCCTCACGGGCGCGGCCGACACCGGCGTCACCGCGAGCACCGAGCAGCCCGACGCGTTCTTCAACGGCGCGCGCACGCTCACCTTCGCGACGGGCGCGCTCACGGCGCAGCGGTCGTTCAAGTTCGCGGCGCCAACGCTCGCCTTCGCGGGCGCGTCGACTGTGACCACCGCGGCCACGGTCTACATCGACCGCGCCCCGCAGGCGGGCACCAACGCGACGCTGACCAACAGCTACGCGCTGCTGATCGGCGCGGGCACCACGCGCCTCAACGGCTCGCTGACGATCGGCGGCGCCGAGGCCGCGTCGGCCGCGCTCTCCGTCACCAGCACCACGCAGGGCTTCCTCCCGCCGCGGATGACCGGCACGCAGCGCGACGCCATCTCGTCGCCCGCCACGGGCCTCGTCGTCTACAACACGACCACGAACAAGCTCAACGTCTACACCGGCTCCGCCTGGGAGGCCGTCACCTCCGCGTGATGGCCGCGCCTCGCTGATCTCCCACCGCCCCGGAGCCCACCATGACGAAGATCCCGCCGCTCACCATCCGCGCCGCGTCGCTCACGCTCACCAGCTCGCTCGCCGTCGTCGTGGGCTCCACGGCGGGCGATATCGCCGACCCGACCTCGGGCGCCATCCGCCTCGGCGCGCTCTCTGTCGCGCGCCTGGCCTGTCAGTACGCGCGCCACGC